GAAGGAGATTTTTCAACAAGAAGAATATTAATTTATACCCTTAATTTTACTGCAAAAACTTATCTATTTGGTCCAATTGCAGATTCTACAGACGGTCTTATCCGTAAGGTTCAAGTTGATTATTATAATTCAACAGATACTTCAATAGCAAAAAGAGAGATGAGATATACTCTCACTCCCGATCCAATTGATGCAAATCCTGAAGATGATTTCGGATTTAACGAAGTATGGGAAAGTTTTGGAGACTCTAAAACTTACAGTCCAACACAGCAAAGGGACATTTAATAACGTATGAGTAATACATTTGATGGTTTAGATTCTGCTCTTAATATTGAAAGTAATATTGTCGAAGTGGAAAAAGTAAAAGAAGACTTAAAAATATCTTCACTGAAAACGGACGATATTCAAAAAGATTATGAATATACCAGAGCAAACCTTTATTCCTTAATTGAAAAAGGACAAGAAGCAATTAATGGGATAATGGAACTTGCTGGAGAGGGTGGAAGTCCAAGAGCATATGAAGTTGCCGGACAACTTATTAAAAGTGTTGGTGATGTAACAGATAAACTCATAGATTTACAGAAAAAACTTAAAGATGTTGAAGATGAGTCTATCAAAACAACTAACAATGTAACAAATAACGCAGTTTTTGTTGGATCAACATCAGAGTTGTCTAAATTACTTAAGCAAGGTTTTCTAAATAGTAAAGAGTAATAAGTTTTAGCAGATGAATGAGCAATTGAAACCATATAAGACAGTGGAGCAAATTGCTAAGAAACATCGTATGGATGTTTCTTTTATTCAAAAGCAATTAGATATGGGTGAGAAAATTGAGCACGAGCATACTAAAAATCATAAATTAGCAAAAGAAATTGCTCTCCAACATTTAGATGAAATTCCAGATTATTATACTCGCCTCAAAAAAATGGAAGCATCCGCTAAAAAAGAACATAAAAAGTTCAAAGATGTGAAAATTAATGAAGAGGGTCTTCGTGCTTGGTTTGGTCAATCTAAATCAAAAGGTAAAAAAGGAAAACCTGGTTGGGTTGAAGTAATTTCTGGAGAACCTTGTGCCCGCGAAGAAGGTGAAGAAGATGAAACACCTAAGTGTGTTTCTTCAGATAAAAGAGCAAGTATGACAAAATCTGAAAGAATATCGGCACAAAGAAGAAAAAGTGCTGCAGACCCAAATCAACCAGAAAAAACTGGTGCTGCAAAACCAACTTATGTTTCAACAGATCCAAAGAAAAAAATGAAAGAAGAAATGGATTTACAAGAAGTTAAAGATAAACCGGGAAAAGGTAGTGGTAAAAAAGATGCTTGCTACCATAAAGTAAAATCAAGATATGATGTTTGGCCAAGTGCATATGCTTCTGGAGCACTTGTCAAATGCCGTGAAGTTGGTGCTGCAAATTGGGGAACTAAGTCTGAAGCAATGGAAATGGTTAGATATTGTCCAAAGTGTCAAAAAGATGAGACTAGAGATGAATGTAAATATGGTGGAAGATATTGGGATATGTTCTCTAGACCTTCTGCTTTAACTACAAATCAATTAAAGTATAATATTGCAACTGTTCATCCTGGTAATTTTCCAGAATCTTATGATCATGAACATTCAATGGCACGTTCTGAACTTTCAACAATTATTGCGGCAGCAAAAAGATTAAGAAAGAAAATGAAAGGTGAAGGTAATATTGAAGCATGGGTTCAGTCAAAAATTACAAAAGCAGCAGATTATTTAGATTCTGCAGCAGATTATGTAGATAGTGGGGAAATGAAGGAACAGGTTGCAGATACTAATACAATGTCAGATAAAAAACCATTTGATATTGCTGTGAAAAAAATTATGAATAGAAAAGATAAAATGACCCCCTCCCAAAGAATTATTGCACTCAAACAAGCAGGAAAACTTCAAGGTGTTGACGAAAGTGCTGCTGCATTACTTCGTGCAGGTCTTGCTGCTGGAACTGCTCTTGCTGGCATGGGAGTTGTTAAACAAGCAAAAGAAGTTGGTAAAAAAATAGAAGCAAGAAATCAACAGACTCAAAAAGCAATTGATAGTCTTAGAAATTCTTATGACTTGGAAGGTGAAGTAATTGATGAGAAGTGCTGGCCCGGTTATAAAAAGAAAGGTATGAAGACAATGTTTGGAAAGAGATATCCAAACTGCGTAAAGGCAGAAGGATTCTCTAACTGGAGAGAGGAAATGGGTTTAAGTGAAGATTGGCAAAAAGTCAATCGTCAAGATAAAACTGATGGATTAAGTCCTGATGCAGTAAAGGCATATCGCCGCGAGAATCCAGGTTCAAAACTTCAAACTGCAGTAACTGAAAAGAATCCAACAGGTAAACGGGCAGGTCGTCGTAAGTCTTTTTGCCGTCGTATGTCTGGGATGAAGTCTAAACTAACTTCTGCAAAAACTGCACGCGACCCAGATTCAAGAATTAACAAAGCACTTCGTCGTTGGAACTGTAACTAAAATGAAATCCTTTAAACAATTTCTATCAGAAAGCATCAACATTGCTGGAGATTTTAATGGAAATCTCTATATGAATTCTTCACAACCAGAAACTACTAAAGAGTCTTTCTTTGCAGATGTGGTTTGGGAAGGAAAGATGTATCGTCTAGAAGTAGAAGGTAAAATGCTATCTAAGAACGAACTTGCAGAACAAATTCAAGGAGAATATCCCGGAGCAATCGTTCATAACGTTTATCCAAGTCAGTTAAATACTTCAAGAATTAAAAACGCACAAAGATATCAACCAGAAAGATTATCGTGGAGTGAATGATTAATGGCGCAATTTAATAAAAATGAGCAGGACTTTCTGAATCAAGAAAGGACCCTTTTTGAAGTCAATATGATTGCCAATAAGAATGGCGAAGTCGTTACGCTTGATAATCCATTTCCAGTAACAGGAACTGTCGGAATTTCAACTTTATCAACAGTATCAGTTACTTTACCTATAACATCAACTGATGCATTTGGTAGACAAAGGACATCATCTCCACTTACACTTTTTGATTCATCTCACAGATACAGAGATAATAATCTTTGGAGTGGTTTAATTGTCGGCAGTGGTTCTACAGTTGGTTTTTCAACAGCAGAAGGTTTGATTAATATGACTGTTGGTGTAGGAAGCACTGCATCAATCATAAGAGAAACCACAAAAGTATTTTCATATCAACCAGGAAAATCATTACTTGTAATGAATACAGTTGTAATGAACCCCAAGAAGACAAATCTTTGTCAAAGGGCAGGATATTATGGTGCAGATAATGGAATTTATTTTGAAGTTGATGGTTCTACTGTAAATTTTGTAGAGAGAAGTATAGTATCTGGAATTACATCAGAAACTCGCATACCACAATCATCTTGGTTATATGATAAATTAGATGGGACTGGCACATCAGGTATTACATTAGATATTTCCAAAGCACAAATCTTTTGGATGGATATTGAATGGTTGGGAGTTGGAGATGTAAGAGTTGGATTTATAATTGATGGTAAGTTTATTCTTTGCCACACATTCCATCACGCAAATCTAATTTCATCAACTTATATTACAACAGCATCACTACCTTTGAGATATGAGATTGCAAATACTGGAATTACAACCAGTGCAAGCACACTTAAACAAGTTTGTTCCACTGTAATCTCAGAAGGTGGTTATGAACTTCGTGGATTGCAACAAGCAGTAGGAACACCAGTTCAAACACCAGTCGATTTAACAACTGCAGGAACTTATTATACAGTTCTATCAATTCGCCTCAAAGCAACACCAAATAGATTGGATGCAATTGTAATTATGACTGCACTTTCTATTCTAGGTATTACAAATAATGCAACTTATAACTGGCAAGTAAGAGCATCTGGAACATCTGTTGGTGGAACTTGGAATGATGCTGGTCTTGATAGTTCTGTTGAATATAAAATTGATGGTGGAACTTATACTGGTGGAAGAATATTAGCATCTGGATATTTGTACGGGTCTAATCAAGGTTCAACACCGGTTGATATTCTTAAAGAGGCATTATTCAAGTTTCAGTTAGAAAGAGATGCATTAAATGGGACACCTTATGAACTTTCTCTCGTTGCTTCTTCCAATGCTAATGGTGCAGATATTCACGGGTCTATGGACTGGGAAGAAATTAGTAGGTAATTTATTATGAGTGATAACATCTATCTTGGCAATCCAAACCTGAAAAAAGCGAATACACAAATTCAATTCACTGAAGAACAAATTATTGAGTTCTTAAAGTGTAAGGAAGATCCTGTATATTTTGCAAAGAATTATATTAAGATTGTTTCTTTGGACCACGGTCTTGTTCCATTTAAGATGTATCCGTTTCAGGAGAAACTTGTAAAGAACTTCCACGAGAATAGATTTAATATCTGCAAGATGCCCCGACAGACGGGTAAATCTACAACTTGCGTCTCATACTTATTACATTATGCGGTATTTAACGATAATGTGAATATAGCAATTCTAGCAAACAAAGCATCTACTGCCAGAGACCTTCTCGGAAGATTACAACTTGCTTATGAGAATCTACCCAAGTGGATGCAACAGGGTATTATATCTTGGAACAAGGGTTCTCTAGAGTTAGAAAATGGATCAAAAATTTCATCAAACTCTACTTCTTCATCTGCTGTTCGAG